ATGTGATCTTGGTAAACTGTTAGCATTGTTTCTAGTTTTTCGTATTTGTTTTCGAGATCCCAATCCATTGGAGACCCCTTTTGTTATAAAAAAGTATTTAGGTCCACTTACTCAATACCATCTCCACAGATCCGTCTTGCTTAACATTCTGCTCCACTACCTCAAACCCCTCCTCTTGTGAAGTTTGATTGATACATTCAACAGCATAACACTGAGCAACTTTATCTAAAAACCTCTTCACTGGTATTGGTTGATCCCAGGTTTGTAGGTCAGTAACCAACTCATATGATGATGTAGTTTCATTCCATCGGAATCCAATATCCTTACCAATGGATATCTGCACATCTACTTGTTCATGCTCATGTCCTGCTGGATTTTCCAGTGTCTGATTGACATCTACTCCATGTCCCATTAACATTAATGTATGGAGTAATGCTTTACGATTCTTTAATTTCGTTTTTATTGTGCTGAAGTGTGACATCTTTTTGTGTGTAATAATCTGCGGTGTAAATTCTTCTTTCCAAATCTCCAAGTTTTTCTTCGAGTGCTTTGGTAATAGATTCACAGGTGTCTCCACGAGCACCTTCAACCCTTTCTTCCACTCTACCATCTTGGTGAATCTTAAAGATTACTTTAGTTTCTTGTGACATTTCCTAAGTTGTAAAATTTGTATCCCTGCGTTGT